CGCCTGGGCATGGGGATGATCTTTGTGTCCCACGCGAAAATGACGGACGCTGACACGGTGAATGGGAAGGTTGCAAAATTCCTTCCAACCATCCCAGACCGTGCGCGCGATGCAATTCTTCCGTTGGTTGACGTGATCGGCTTTTGCACGAGCGAGGTCGTTTATGGCGCAGACGGAACAAGACAGGAAAAGCGCGTGATGCGTGTTGCGCCGTCGGCGGTCTGGGAGGCCGGGGATCGCTCTGGACGTCTCAAGGATCCCATGCCGTTGAGTTACTATGAGTTCAAAAAACAATACGAGGGAACGGAGGAAAATACATGAAAAGAAAATGCAATTCCGTGTTACTGGGGCCGGTCGAGCAAGCCTGGGTGGAAACGAGACGCAGGGAAGCTGGAATGAGTAAAAGCGATTTTATCGCGACAATGATTGCAAAACAGGCGTGGATCGATGAATTGTGCGGCAAATACAAACCGCAAGAGGAAACCGAAACCGAAAACAGCGAGGAAACGAGCAATGAGTAAATTGGCAGCAATGAGAGCACAGTGGGCACAGGCGGCGCCGATGACGTCCGGAGAATTCGAGTATCCTAAAGACGGAAAATATACGGCAATTGTCGATGATGTCATTTACACTGAGAAAAAACAAGATAGCACACCATGTGATCCCACGTTCGTTTACACGATGCGGATTGATGGCGGCGAGTACAACGGAATGAAATTCCGGCGCTACCAAGTGATCAAAAGCGAGAAATCGCTTGGATTCCTCAAAGGCGACTTGAATCGGATGGGGCTTGTGGTTCCTGCGGATCCGGACGAAGTGATCCAGATTCTCAAGAGCGCTATTGGGTGCGCGTATGAAATCGAGATCAAGACGCGCATCGTCGAGGGCAAAGACTATCGCGACATTAACATCCTTTCGTTCATTAAAAAGAGCGCCGGCGCCGTCGATGATGATCCTTTCGACGCGGCGAGATACGATAAGGTGCCTTTTTGATGGGAACGATATATTACAAACTGGAAGTCAATGCGCAGAGCTTGGGCGGATGGCGCGGCATTGGCGGGCCGTTTTGCGAGCTGGAGCAAGCCAAAATCGTGGCGGATGAAGTCGGCAAGCGCCTGGGCGACGAAGATCATAGAGATTGGAAGGCGGTGCGAGTGATCACGGAATGGTACTCGCATACGCTGGATTCACCTTACAGTTCACCATTGGATTAAACAAATGTGGTTCAAAATGTCGGATAAGCTGTTAAACGGCGCAGTTGCAAGGGATTTACTTCAATCCCGAGGCGCCGGGGATAGATATGGACGTGATAGGCTTTTTGCTTTTATCGTGCTTTTGACCAAGACAGCGGCCGGCATTTCAGACTTGCGCAACGCAACGGATTTGCAGAATTTAACAGGGATAGGCGACAAACAAGCCGAAATCGTCTGGGGAATTCTCTTGAAATCCGGAGTGTTGCGCGTCGATGGTGATCACTACTCGGCGGTTGAGTGGATGACAGAGCAAGGGATTTACGGCGACAAAAAGAGGAAACCAAAGGAAACAACCATTCCAGCGCATACCCCCTCGCCTACTCCCCTTGCCTACGCCTACTCTACCGACGGACGGAGCGGATTTTAATGAATATCCATGAAACACGCACAATGTTGAGTTTGCTTTGGGCAAGCCGTCCAAGCGCGCCGAAACTTACGGATGCCGACAAAATGCGCACGGTTCTCTGCTATTTCCAACGGCTGCATCAATTCGCATTTGACGACGTGATGAACGCGATCGGCGCGTACAGGCTTCCATTTATCCCCTCGGCGGACGAAATCGCGGAAAGGTGCTCTAAAACGCTCCAGATTGAACGATTTCTTTCCAACGAGTATTTGGAGCGGCTGGAGGAAATGAAGGCGCTGGATGAGCGATTAGACGCCGAAAACGCGGCATTTGAATCGGCATTCAAACGGCGGTGCGCACTAAGTGAGTTGAAAGGCTTGCCGGCGTTCGACGCACACGAAGGCGAGTATGAGCGGCTAAGTGGCATTGTTGAAGATTACTGGGATTTGTTGGCAACACGCAGAGCCCTGGCCAGAGAAGTTCACGCCCTGGAGATCGAGGCAATGTGGGCGGCAGAAGCCGACTATGATGCAAGACAGCGCAAGTCTTGCGCAAAAGATATGGAGGCACTGGGAAGCTATTATGAGCAAGAAAACAACAGCGGATACAGAATCACGGACAACGGCGGACACAATGCAATTCCGGATTTCGCCGGATAACCAACGAGGGCTTGATATTCTGGCCAAATACGCACAAATGCTTGACTTTATCGCCAAACCAAATAAGGAAGATGAATTGAGCATTGACGGCGTTGTGAATGAAATCCTGGATGATGTGATCCAACGGCGCCTTAAAGGTATCGTGAAACGCTGGGGCTTTTTCGACGTGGCGGATTTGCTGGAAAAAGCCGACGATGTCAAAGACGGCGAGGAAATGTTTGCACTATGCCAGAATGCGCAAAAAGATGCTTGTCTGGCAGAGCATACGCAAATTTTGAAGCACGTTCCGATTGAGGATAGGCAGGGGAGTCTTGCACTATGACACAAAAGAAAAGCAAAGGTTTTATTGTCGGCGCGATGTATAAGACGCACTGCAAAGGCAAGCCAATGTCCATGCAGTATGTCGGAAATGGGCGTTTTCATTGTGATGGGAAAGTCTTTTATGCCAACATTTTGAAGCGATCCATTTTTGAAACGGCGATTTTTTCTGATCCGGATTTGGATGCAATATTCTCCGAAACGGACATTATGCAGACGCAGGAAAACGCCACGTTTCGGATTCGATTCAATCGCACACTTGCGGATTGCAGCACAGATGGCGAAAAGCAAGAGCTTGTCACTGAGTACATTGCAGAGCACACAGGCGGCGCGGTTTCACATTCGAGTCTTATTCGTGTGTTTGGCAAAGAAATCACCACCGTTTGCAATGACATGATTGCGAATGGAACGCTTGGAAAGTATCGCAAAAAGAATATTGGCGGCGGAAACAACGCCTATTATGCTTTGCCTAGCAACAAGGCCAAGGGGATGGAGGCAGAGGCATGAAGTTTAATGATAATCCGGATGCAAAACGGGAGTTCATGAGAAAATACAAATGCAAAGAGGCGGAATTCCCTTGCACAGAACTTGAGCTGGTGTTCAGGGCGTTTGCTCTCCCTGGAGTGATTTGGGACCACCCGCGCAAGTTCATTGCGTTTGCTCTCCCTGGAGTGATTTGGGACCACCCGCGCAAGTTCATTGCGTCGAATGGGATAAATTCGTGCTTTTACATTGCTACTTTGATCAAGTGCTCTTGCGGAATCATCCAAGGTTTATTGCACTTGTTCATGCAGTGTCGAAAGTGTGGAATGTGTCGGTGAGAGATCCGGCGGATTGCAATGTGTATTGGTTCGATGATGAAACCTATCGCAATTGCAAACCGTTTGTTGCGACCGTGTTTTGTCGAAAGTTCGGCGAACGGCTTGGCGTCTCTTGGCGGAACGCTCTTGAATTTGCAATTGCCAGAATGGAGCAATTCGAGACGTACGGCAGATTGACGTTGAAAAACTCGGTAATTCGATACAAAAAACGAGTGCAAGAGCTGGATTCCATTGGCTTCGAAGTTCGCGCGCCAATGCGAGAGGTGCAGGCGTCCGGAAATTCGGGCATTATGCGGTCGTTGTCTATATAAAAAAAGACGCCTTGGAAATAGGCGGCAAAAGGTACTACCGGAGGGGGTTGAGGTCTTGGTAAAGGGAGGTTCCCCGGCGCCCTCTCTCAAAATTTTTTTTCAAATTCGGGCATTTAATAGAATAAAATTCGAATTATGGGAATAACAGATATTTTATATAATCCGAATCAGGATATTGATGACGAAGAACTCGCAAGACGCGAACGGATTGCAACCGTCTTGCTTATGGAAGAGCGGTTGAAGTCGCAGCAATTGGACAATATAAAACGGCAATTAGATTTAGATGAACGTTCCGGAACAATGTGTTACATTGCAACCGCGCTTGCGGAATGCAATCGCGCATTTGCTTTGAACGTTGAGGAATTAAAGGCAATGCCGGTCGATTTGCAAAGGAAAATCGGTCTAACTCCACAACAATACAAAGGCGTGGAAGAATATGTGAGGGACTTACTGGACCGGTTATATAATAAAATCGAATTGAACCTTGACAGCACGGAGGAAATCAAAGCGAGAGCACAGTTGGCGTCGTCTGCGTCTGTGGCGCAGTCGCAGCGCATTCAATCGAAAACGGCTGGAAAAAAGAAGGCAAAGGGGGAATGATATGGGGTACCATTTGGAAGTATTCAAACAACGAGCCTTCGAAACTGCGGATGAATGGGCGTGCCACAATCGCGTGATGGTGAGCACGTCGAGGCTTTTTTCGTATGACGATACGCCCTATTTAAGGGAGCCAACACGGGCATTTTGTGACATTGCCACAACCTACAAAATTGTGATCTCGTGTTGCGCACAGACAGGAAAGACAACGGCGATCGAAAATTGCATAGGCTGGATCGCCCTGTATCACCCCAAACCAACACTAATCATTTTCGACACGTTGAAGAACTCGCAAAATTTCTCAAAAACGCGATTGAGGCCATTTTTACGCGATCAGGTAAAGATCAAGGCGTTCGACGATTCGACGCCGGAGAATAGGCGGGATGATAAATACAAAGACGTTTGCCACTTTTCTCTCGCACCAGGCGCAAGTTTAATGCTGGGGGGTTCGACGTCTGCAAGCGATTTGTGCAGCCGGCCAGTGGCTTTTCTCATTTGCGATGAGGTGGATCGCTTTGTCGATGCGCTTGCAGGGGAAGGCGATCCGATCATGCTCGCAGAGAAAAGGCAAATGCGATTCCGTGATAGCATGAGCCTTTTTTGCAGTACCCCCACAACGCCACAGAATCGCATCACAACGCAATACAACCTTGGAACAATGGAAGAATGGGGGTGCGTGTGCGAAGCGTGTGGAGAGTGGTTTTCGGTGAGCTATGACGGCATATCCTGGGATGATGTCCCGACGGTGCATTGTGACAAATGTGGGCGGGTGTACTCAGAGAAAGAAATAATCGCTCTGGAACATCGCTTTTCGAAACCGCAAAATGAGGCCCCCACACACGATCGATATGGCCGTATTGCTCGTTCGTTCAAAATCACGGCTCCGTTGGTGCACGCCTTTTACACGTGGGACTACTTGCGCCACGAAGAAATGAATGCACGGAGACTTGGAGAAAGCGCGGTGCAGACGTGGCGCAACACAACGATCGGAGAGCCATACATACCACCGACAGAACGCCGGAACGACCCTGGAAAATTCGTGGATCGTCTGTGTGAGTACGATTCGGCAACGTTGCCACCGTGGGTTTGGAAAATCGTAGGCGGAGCGGATACGCAAGACAATGCCATTTTTTGCGAGCTTGTGGGCATTTCAGAGGATGGACAGCAAATATGCGGCATAATCTACAAAAAGTTTATTGGCGAGCCGTCACAGCCCCAAATTTGGCAGAATTTCGCCGAATTCGTGAATGGATTCGAGGCAAGAACGGCGGATGGGAGACGGTTAAAAGTTACAGTTGTGATGCAGGATTCGGGCGGCCATTACACGCAAACAGTATACTCCATGAGCGTCGCTTGCCCTCGCATTAGACCTTGCAAGGGCCGAAGCTACACAACGGACGGAAGCAAGGAAGAACGAGCAATCTTGGACAAAATAACAACAAAAACGTGCTACATCGGGAGCACAAAAACAAAAGTCCCGCTGGTTCACGTTGGAACTGTGTTTGCAAAAGATATTGTGATAGCGCGCGCAAATGAAGTTGCATTCTCGGATGATTACACAAGGGAACGGTGGATTTGGCCGGATGCAATAGAATGCGGCTATGATCTCGCATATTTTGAGAGTTTGTTTTCGAATGTGTGCATTTATACAGAAAAGGGCCATAGGTATGCGCTTGTGGAGGGGCAGCACGATGAAGCCTTGGATTGCCGTGTATATGCCCTGGCAGCGTTTGAACTGGTGAGAATGTATGCAGGAAAACTCCCCGCAGTGGATGTGGCGAGGGCACAGCAGCAACAGCAGCCGGAGCCGCCTTGCCTTGAAAAGCCGAAAAAAATAGAACGTGTCGAAGATATTGAGCCGGCGGAGAGCACGGGAAAGGGCGAAATCCCACAAAAAGTTATAAAAAAGCGCCTTAGACCATTGTAAACACTTGCATTTTGATGTAGTGATATAATTGGTAATTTTGCCTATGGAGGTGTTGGCATGATATTCGGCATATATTCGGACGTTACGGCATGGACTTTAGAGAAATTTCGACAAGAACTTGAAGGCGTAAAAGATGAAGTTGTTTTCGAAATTTGCAGCGCGGGAGGCGACTTGTTCCCGGCGCTTGGCATGATCGATCTTGTCAGAATGCGGGGGTTGAAAAGTTCGTGCAATATATACGGCTGGGCGGCGAGCGCGGCTGGGATTATCGCATTATCATGCGATCATGTGCGCATGACCTCAAACGGTTCCATACTTTTGCATTCAGTATGGAGCCCGGACGGGGAGATCGACGAAAAAACCTTGGATTATATCAATTCGAGACAATTGGCGATTATAAAGCGGCGCGATCCGGCATTTACAATGGACGATTTGACGGTGGAAACCTGGTTCGATGCAGAGGCTTGTGCCTCTCATGGTTTTTCCGATGAAACAATACAATTTGATGCACTCGTAAAAAATGACCTGGTAGCGCATTTGGTGGCGAGGGCAAAACCCACAGCAGGGAGGAAAAGCGATATGGCAACGATTAAGGCAGAATGTGGCGAGAAACGCAGCGAAGAAGAACAGGACGTTAAAGCAGAGGATGTGACGGAAAACACCGAAGAAAAAGATTTGGCGGATGTCGTCGAAAAAATCCTTGAACGTCTTGAACAGATGGATCACCGGATTGGAGTACTCGAGGGTGAAGGCAAAAAAGAGGATGATGAAAACGGTGGAGTAGAAATGGTTGCGGCTCGGGTTTCCAAACTCTGGGCGCGTGCGTGCGGAAACCCCGTCCCAACATCCAAAAAGGCAAAAGCATCGGATATTGAGAAAATGAAAGCGGCAAGTGCAACTGTAAATAAATTCTGGAAGTAATGGGAGGGCTTGAACATGGCGGATGTTATTTCGGTATATAGTACCATTTCGCAGGCAGAGGGGTTTCTGGCAGAGGTTCCGGGATCTGAACTACTCCAAAACCGATATTTTAGAAACGAGCCCAAAGATCAATTTATCACAAAAGAAGTTCTTTTTGATTTCGATAAACTCGATCTAAAGGCCGGGGCTTTTGTCAAAAAAGGGTTTATCAATGGGGATACAACGAAATTTTATTCAAAAATTGTTGAGCCTCCCCGCATCGGTATTTCGGACAAAATCGATCCGGACGACTACGACAGAATCATGTTTGAAGAAATTCTGCGTGAAATGGGGGAAGGTGCGAGCCGTGATGATGCGTTTGAAATGCTTAAACGCATCAAAGTTGGCAGACTTGGGGCACGTGCAAAACGTTCAATCGAAAAAACATGTGTGCAAGTGCTTATCAACATGGGGATTCATGGCACGCAGGCTACAAGCGACACAGACCCCACACCGGTTGAAATTGACATCAACTTTTTTGAAGAATCGAAGGGCAATTCACAGCGATACATTCCGCAATATGCCTGGGGCACGCAGAGCGCAACACCTTACTTGGATGTGTGCAAAATGGTGACGGCGCTTGCAGAACACGGCGGAAAACCCAAAGATTTGCTTATTTCTCCGCAGGCGTGGGTTCTTTTGTCGCAAGACGCAGAATTCAAAACCATGGTGCAGACTTATCATAGCGAAAAGTCTGTCTTGACCGGCGAAGAATTTGATGATGCGGTTCTCGTGGCGCGTTGTGTGTTCCTTGGGTATGCGCTTAATGTCATTTCATACAACGCAATGTATGAGGACGACGAAGGGCACAACGTGCAATATTTACCCAAGGATTTCGTTTGCGTCTTATCTGAAGATTGCGGGCGAATGCTTACAGGCGGATGCACTGGCCTTGATCCGTCTTCAATCCTTTCGGTTGAGCCCCTTTCGGTGAGTTCGTTTATTGCTCGTAAAGGTAAACTCATTGCAACGCAGTTTGTGGATTTGCGGAATAGAGAATTGAAACTTGAAATGGAAAGCCGCCCCCTTCCAGCGCCCAAAGCGTGCTGGGGCTGGATTACAATGCTCGCAGAAAATAACAACGAGATCGCCGGCGGCGTTGTCGGACCCGCGATCAATGTGCTTTTTAGCACAGAAGAAGAAGGTGTTACGCTCCCCGATGACATGAAAAATGTACTCGGTGGATCGTCTGTGACGTTCACTGTCCCGGCGGTTTCGCAGAAAACATGCGATGTTTATCTGGATGGTGTTTTGAAAATTCAAAGCGCGTCCGGTTCCGTTTCGGTGACGGTTCCGAATGTTGATTGCGAGATCTCGTTCGTTTACACAGCAGCGGAATAACAAGGTAGGTTGAATATGATTCCCCGGACTTTACGAGAGAAATTGACACTTGAGCGCGCGCGTTTGTATGAAACCGTGGAGCAAGCAGAAATGGCCTATTCCGATTTGATTTCGGGAAAGGTGACATCGTACTCCCTGGGGAATCGTTCACTGAGCAGGACACAGGCGGATTTGAAAAGCCTTATGGACTTTGTGGCTCAAATGAGGGGCCGAATAAATGAGATTGAGGCTATTTTGCAAGGCCGGGGAATGCGTTCATGCAGTACGTCGGTTTTTGTAAATCCGAATTGTGTTTTCCCTAGATTCTGGTAGGGGTGAAACATGAACAATATAGGGTATGCAAGCCAGGGCGGTTCGGTATATGATCAATCATTGCAAGGGTTTTGGGCGAAATCTCAAAGCGCGATCAAGGACAATAAGTCCAGGTCTATCATGGCGAGCCGTTCGCGCATTCTGTATGAGGGGAGTTCGATCGGGCGTTCACTCATTGACAGAATCACAGGCGGCGCCGTTGGTTCAGGCTTATATTATTCTCCCCTCCCGAACTCCAAATATTTCGAGAATTACAGCGGAATCACTAATTTTTTGACCGATTCCATGGAGTTATATTCGAATGCGCATGCATTTGATACGAGTGGACGGTGGACACTCATGGAATTGCAGCGAGCGGCATTCCATAATATGATTTTGTCCGGCGATGTTTTTCTTGTGAGAAACAGAAAAAAAGGATTTTCGAGCTGGAGAATTCGAGAGGAATTCTCATGCAAAACCCCTCGTTGTTATGAAGGTCGGCGCGATTTGAGAGGGCTTGTTCGACTTGAAAACGGGAATTATATCATTGATGGCGTCGAAATTCGAAAATTAAAGCCGGTGGCCTATTATTTCACCGATACGCCTTTCATGGAAGACGCAAATTTCGTTCGAATTCCTGCTTATGATGCGGACGGTTTTCCCATTGTACTTCATGCGGCTTTTACAAATCGCGCAGATGAGTACAGGGGGATCCCTGTAATGGCTCCGGTGATAGAGAACGTGTGGAGTTCGCTTGCCTACACAAAAGCCGAAACGCAAGCGGCAATCATTGAGGCTTGTAACGTGTTTGCAGTCACAACAAACACAGTAAACAACACAATAAACCCATTTTCGCAGTTGACACAGGAACAGCTGGATAAACCGCTTGCGCCTCAAAATTCGGATGATTTCCAATTGGATCCCCTTGGAGGACTCCAAAATCAATGGTTTTCCGGCGCCGTAAAGGCTGCAAATTATGTGACGCCAGGGCAATCTATACACCTTGCACCGGGTGAGGATGTGAAGAGCATCGACACAAAGCGGCCCAATAGCGGCTATGCGGCTTTTATAGATGCGCAAATCATGCTAATGGGGGCGGCAATCGGCATTCCGAAGCAAATACTTTCGCAAAATTTCGACGCAACCTATTCGAGCGCAAAGGCAGCCGTGGTGCAGTACAAACGCACGTGCGAGCAATTCCGCCGCCGCTTTGTCGAAAGCGTTATAAAGCCCATGTTTTCCGTGTTCTGTCGTGATATGATCATGCAGTCCGATCCATATCATGGGCGAGAAATCGCAAAGCAACGGGCCCCCTTGCTTGCTCTGGAAAGCGTGTGGCGGTGTAAAGAATCGCCCCTTGTTTTGGATCCCACGAAGGAACTGGATTACTATTTGCGCGCCGTAGAAGCCGGATTTATAACGAGGGACGAAGCCGCGCAAATGCTATTCGGGCATGATGCGGTAGGGGGAAGCGATGAGACAGTTTGATTTAACAGCGGCTTTTGATAGATTTGCAGCCGAAATGCGTGAAAAGGGGTTTCGAGCATCATCCGAATGGCGCGATCTGGTTGTCGAAAAGTTGAAATCATACGCGAAGACGATCAACCCATTTAATCAAATGATCAAGCCCATGTTTGGGGTGAGGTCTGGCAAAAGGCGCGGGACGAATATTTTTGTGTATGGTATCAATCCCAATATAAAATTCGACGATTCCTATTCAAAGCCGGCGGAAAGACGTTACCCAACGACCCCTTATCATGTGGAAGTGACAGGGAAAAACATTCGAAAACCTGGGTGGAAAACACTCAAAAGCGCGCAAATACACGAAAAAGATATAGGAAGCATTCAGGAATACGGACTAAACAATTTTTTCACATATCGAAACTATGTTTACGGCATAACAGCCGCGCGAAACGCAGAGGCGGCGCACTCAACAAAAAATATTGCGTCAATGATATTTGATACGGACGCAATAGACAGAATATTAGCCGATGCAGCGGATGAGGTGGGAGCATGGCAACGTTGAAAGAAATGATTGCATCAGATTTGAAGACGGTATTTTTTGCGAATGCGAATGAATTTGATGACGAAATCGAAATTTCATTCAATGACAAACAAAAATATACCGTTTTCGCGTCAAAACAGGCAAACACGGTTGACAATGCGAATTTCGGGAACGCCTCGCCCTTGCAAGGGTTTTCACATACTTTATATTGTGAATACCCAATTGGTGGAGAGATGGAAGTTGAGCCGGGGCAAGTGATATACCTGGACAAAGAACCGTTTACTGTTGTGGACATAAACGAAGAAATGGGGGCGGCAACGATATTTATAAAAGCCGGTAGGGCTTTTGCGAGGTGAGCATGGTACTGGATCCACTTGGTTGTATCAGAGAATTGTGTGATTTGCTTGTGAGCGAGTTCGAAGCGTCGAGGAAGGCGGGGAGCGAGCGCAAAACGACGGATGACGCGATCGGATTTGCGGTCGATGTTCCGCACGTTTACCCCTTTTTGTGCCCTCCGGACGATAGAAATAAGTACAATTTCCCTTGCAAGACGCCCTCCGTCACGTGCGTTCTGGATTCTGTGACGGTAGATGGCAGCGAATACCGCGCATCATGTAGAGCGGTTTATTGTTGCGGCAATCCTTCGGTTTCAGGTGCGGAAATTGCAATCCCAAACGAAAACGGGACTTATTCCTTCGACGAAGAAAGCACCGATTATACAAACGAAGGCGCAACGCGCGATTTGTATGAGCAATGCGCAGCCGGCGGATACAGGCTTTTGCAAATTATGGCTCGCATGGGCTCTGAAAATTTCAGAATTGAGGGCTTGCAATTGGAATTGCCGGATACACGTTTACAGGATTTTCCCTTTGCACAAGCCCAAATTTCATTTATAATTACCGCACGGACAGCGGAAACGTTGACGCAGGCGGGTTGGAATTTGATATAATGGAGGAAAAAGAGATGGCCACGGAACTTTATGGGGTGGATGCGGTTGTTGGCGCCAGTACACTGGGAACGCCGGTTTCGACGTCGGCAAACCTTGTTTTTTATGGCACATCGTCGGCGGGGGCCGTCGGTGTGCCTCAACTCATTGCAGGCTGGGCGGATGCGGTCGAGAAATTGGGCTGTGCGTCCGGCGATGGGTACACGTTGACAGATGCGGCGA